GGCGGGGCGCCCGCGGCGCCAGCCGTAGCACAGAAGAGTGCCGCAAAGCACTTCGCCGCGCCAGATGCGGTTCGGTTCACGGCCTGCGGCACTGTGCATCAGGATGGCAGGCGTGCGGGAGAAATATTTCTGGTCAGCGTGCCCGCCTAACCATGCTTCAATGCCCTGCAGCGTATCCGGCAGGGTGGTGACCACGGGACCCCTGCCCGGTTCGATCAGAATGCCTTTCATGCGTTGTCCTCCTTCGTGTACCCATGCCTGAGGCAGAGCTTTTCCAGCTCGTTGTAGTAGATGCCCTGCGAGATTTCGACGCTGGAGAGGTACTCCCGCTGGAATGCATCGGACAGGGCGGAAAGAACTTCCAGCGCCGCCAAAGCCCTGCCAAGGGCGGACGCGATGCTGTCCAGAACGCCGGTGTTGCAGTCCCGGCGGAAGACCCTGTCGGAACAGTAATAGCGGTCGGGCCGGAGCTTGCCGTCGGCAAAGCCCTGCTCCAGTGTGGAAGTACCGGTGGAGATGTCGGCTGCTGCTTTGTTCATGGCAGCAAGCTGCTCGTAGATCAGCGCGGACTGCCATTCGGGCACGTTTTTGATGTGCTCCAGCAGTGCGTTTTTATTTTCTGCGTTCATTTTCTTGTAAAAACCTCCGATTTTATGGTATCATCGGGGTGATGGGGCTTTCAAATTCCATCATCCCTTGCAGCTCGTCGGTGTTGGCGCACCGGCGGGCTTTTTTCGCATAGTGCGTACCGGCGGCAGGCTGTCCACTTCGCCGCGCTCGATGCGTTCCCGCGCAAATGTGTACTTGTAAGTTCGATGGCTGCCGCTGAGCCCATGGCTGACGGCAGACGCAAAGCTGTTCGCGCTCTTGTAGCCCAGCCGCCGGGCACACATCTCGGACGTGCCGGATGCCAGTAGATCGCCGGTCTTTGCGTCCCAGACGGTGTACCACATGACGCGGGCAGGTTTTTCATTATGCGCCCTGTAATCCCTGCAATATTGGTTGTGGCGCTCTCTGCGGCAGGAAGCGCAAAAGCGCAGGTTGCCAGCAACATTTTCCATCACCTTGCCGCAGTCCAAACAAACGCGGGTAAAGTGCTTTCCTTTATTCATGGGTGGTGTCAGCCCGCCTTCCTGCCGCTCTTCACGGTGTTGCGGGGCTGCTGATGCACCTTGCGGCGGCGTTTCTCACGTGCTTCGGCGGCAAAGCCCAGCCGCATGAAGAAGATCGCCAGCAGGATCAGCACCATGGCCGTGATGAACGCGCCGTCCGAGACGGTGCCCAGTGTCTGGGCAGTGCCCTCAACGCCTATGCCGTACAGCAGGCCTACCACAAAGCAGGCCATTGCCAGCCAGTACCATACGCCGGATTTGATTCTCATGCGGTTTCATCCTCCTTGCCCACTTCCGGGAAGAAAAGCTCCCCGATCTCGTCCTGCCGGATGTCCAACAGTTCACAAATTGCTGCGATCTCTTTACTTGTCCACGGCTGGTGCCCGTTCATCCGGGCGCTCATAGTGTACCGGCCAATGCCGCTATGTTCAGCGACTTCCTGATCGCGGTAGCCGCAGCTGTGGAACCGGCCCCGCAGCTTCCAGTATGGGATCTGCTTGAAAGTGCCGCGAATAGTTGATGTGTTCAACATTTTATTCCTCCTTCTTTTTGGCGGGCAGCCCATCCAGCAGGCTGTCCATCAGGGCAGCGTAGAACGGGTAGCCTTTGGCGACGATGGTCAGGCTGTCAATGGCGCTGGTGAGGTAGCTCTGGGAGCCGCGCACCACGTTCTCCATGGTGCGCACCGTGTCGCAATGCTGGCCGTAAATGGCCTTGAACTCACCGCACAGGGCCTTGACCTGCATATACTTGGCCTTGCTGTCCTCGCGGTTCTTGCGGTACTCATCCAGAAAAGCGGTGTTCTCGTCCAGTTTCTTCCGGGCTTCGATCACCCGGTCGATGGCGCTCTGGATGTTGGCGTCCTGCACGGCCTGCTGCTCTTTGTGCTGCGCGGCCAGCTGCTTCTCCATCTGGTTGAAGGCCTCGATGTACTTGAGCTTCCACTGCACGGCTTCCTTGCCCGTGAAGCCCATGGCCAGCAGGGAAAAGCCGTCACGGTTCATCAGGTACATGGGGTACTTCTGGTGGTTCTGCGGGTGGGTGTACTCAGACTTGAAGAACATGGGGGTCTGTCCATTTTTGGACACCCCTTCTTCGAGAGCTTTGATGTCTCTCAAAACATGGTTGTGTTCCTTGCCAAAGCGCTTGGCAACGTCCCGGCTGGATGCCACCGGTTCGCCGTTCTGGGTGGATAAGATGATGTCGTTCATGGTGAATATGTACCTCCTTGTGGGTGGCTCCCTTCTGCGGTATACTTGAGCGGAAGGGAGATGTTGAAATGCCTGAAACAAAATTTAGATGTCCATATTGCGGAGTTGAATTTATCGAGAAAAGTGATAATACGAAAATCCGAACGATTGATTACGGCCGAGATGCGGACGAATTAGCGATAACTGGCTACACATGGCTTGATCATGAAATCCAAGCTCGTTACCACTGCTGCCCAGCGTGTGAGAGATATTCCGTTCGGATTACAGGATTCGACAACGCTTTCTCATTGACGTATCCTCCGTATACGGGAATGGTTCTGCCAGATTACATCCCGGAAGCCATCAGAACAGATTACCTTGAAGCTTGTTCTATTCTGGATAAAAGTCCAAGGGCGGCTGCTACGCTGGCCCGCCGCTGCTTGCAAGGAATGATTCGGGACTTCTGGGGAGTCCATGACAGAAGCTTGGCGAAAGAAATGGAAAGGATTCAAGATAAAATTCCCGCGGATTTGCATGAAGCGCTTAAAAACCTTCGTGAGCTGGGTAACATCGGTGCCCACATGGAAACAGATGTGAATCTGATTGTTGACATCGATCCAGGCGAAGCCCAAAAGCTTATCAAGCTTCTGGAAGTGCTTTTCAAAGACTGGTACATCGCACGGCATGACCGCGAAGAACTGTATAATGACATCCTTGCTATAAATCAGGATAAGCAGGAGCAGCGTCATCGGTCCTGAACATCATTCACACTAAGAGAATCCGGCACTTCGGAGCATCCGAAGTATCCGATTTGTAAAGATATGTAGATATTCCCGACACCGTTTTGGTCATGATGAAGGCTTAGAATCCTTACATCATCATGACGGATCAGTTCCTTCAAAAGTTCTCCAGTCGGCACATCCTTCAGCGCCCAGCGTTCCTCTTCCACAGGTTCGCTGGGCTTTTTGTTGTTGTCCATGTGTTTCACCTCCTTGTGTGCACCTCGCTCCTGCGGTAAAATGGAGAAAACAGGAAGGATGTGATAAAAAATGAGCGAAAATAAAGAAATTGAAAAGCTTACAGGTTATCATCGTGAAGCTGCGAAGATGGCTGTTTTTACCTCTACGGTAAAGCAGCCGGACTGCAGTCAGCTTACAGAAGAACAGTTGAAAGCTTTACTTGATGCCTGCGACCACTCAAAAAGCTCTTACGCCGAGGAAGCGGCTTCCGAAGACCTGCGTGAACTGCGAGAAAAATTTGAGCAGAGCCAGAAAGAACATTGCGAAGTTCTGCACAAGTTGCAAGAACAGCATGATGCAGAGATGAGAGATCAGGCCAAAGAAAATAGATTCAACCGAGTATGCAATGTGATCGCAATTTTGATTGCGGCTGCATCGATGTTCATTTCTTTAGTAAAATGACAACCAATGCCAGAATCTGGATGCAAAGAGCAAAGATTTGCATTTCGTGGTTCTTCATCTTCTTCACCTCCTTTGGATGGCTGGCAAGTATGTATTTTTCACTATGGATGTGCTATCATAAAGACACCCCAAAACGGAAGGAGGTGAAAAAACATGAGCTTGTCATTGACTAAAATGGCTGTTCTTACTGGATATGCAAATACCATTTCCCTCAAAGAATTTGCAAAGAACCGTTTATTTCTGGTGACACCTGCTGGCATGATCAGCGGTATCCCCGTATTTGATGAGGAAAATAGCAATCCGAACATTGCCGTTGCGCAGACAGTTAACTCCTCAGCTCTCAAGGCCGTTTCCAAAGCTGCTTCTGCTGAAGAAGAAAGTCCGCAGACGGGTGAAAGCTGTGAGTTTATTCTGCTAAAGGATGCTCGTCTGGAAACCACAAGTCCCGTTGTGAATTTCCCTGTTCTGACTGTCTTTTGTGACCAGATCATTGCTGTGACCCTTGGCACTGATCTCACCAATGGCTAACACCTCGCGATTTTGCCGCCCTTGTACCGCTAATACAAGGGCGGCAATTTCTTTGGGTTCACCAATGATTTTGATTTTCATGTTTTTCACCTCCTTTTGGATGAATTAAATAATCTACTTTAAGTAGATGCACTGGCGAAAAAAATTTGGTCGATGGGAATGCCGACGACCTCACTGATTCTTTTCGCGGTGGCGACGGTAGCGTCTTCGGGCGATTGCTCGATTTTGCGGTATGTATCGCGCGAAATTCCGAGCTTTTCTGCCATTTCACGCTGTGTGAAACCGGCGTACTGGCGGGCTTGTTTAACGGTGAATCCCAAGTTCACACCTCCTTTCGTCTGGGTTCGAGAATACTATACTCCACTTTTAGTAGAATGTCAAGAACTTAAAGTAGAAAATTTTAAAATAAATGTTGACATAGCTCTACTTTTGGTGTAATCTCTACATATAAGGAGTGATTCAATTGAGCATCGCTGAAAATATTAAAAAAATCCGATTGGAACACGAGCTATCACAGGCTGACCTTGGCAAGATTGCAGGTGTCAGCGACAAAGCGGTGTCCACTTGGGAACTCGGGATAAAAATACCTCGCATGGGCGCAGTGGAGAAAATGGCAAATTACTTTGGTATCCCCAAAAGTGCAATTTTGGATGATGCCCAGCCCGCTCCTGCATCCCGTCCCATCCCCCCGGGCTTTGAGCCGATGCCGAAGATGAAGAAGATCCCGCTGATCGGCAGCATTGCCTGTGGGGAACCCATCACGGCAGAGCAGAACATTGAAAAAATGGTGGACGTGCCGGAGAACATCCGGTGCGATTTTTCCCTGACCTGCCACGGTGACAGCATGGTGGATGCCGGCATTCACGATAAAGACGTGGTGTATATCCGCATCCAGCCGGAGGTGGAGAACGGCGAGATCGCAGCGGTGCGCATTGATGGTGAAGCCACTCTCAAGCGGGTATATTACAACCCCGGCACGCTGACCCTGATGCCCGCAAACCCGGCTTATGCGCCCATGATCTACGCCGGCCCCCAGCTGGAAGAGGTGCACATTGAGGGCAAGGCCGTAGGCTGGACGCACTGGGTAGGGTAATTTTGGATTATCGGAGTCATTCCAGTCTATATAGCGAAGGAGTGTTATGTATGAAGAAAACTATGAAAAAGACCGCTGCAGCACTGTGCATTGCCGCAACGCTTGTATCTGTGGCAGCGCCGGCAATGGCTGTCAGCCCAGCAGAATATATGAGCACAGCCGCTCTTGAAGAATGCAATACTGCGACGGTAGCGCAGGTGGAAAGCCTGATCAACCAAATCGGAACCGTCACGACTGCCCGCCGCCCGGCAATTGTGGCTGCTGTAAATGCTTATAACGAATTGGACGATGCAAGCAAGGCGCAGGTCAGTAACTTTGCGGTGTTGGCAGAAGCCCAGCAGGTGCTTGGACTGAAAGACGCTCTTGCAAAGCTGAAAATCAGTTATGATAAGGTCGAGGACGCAAGAAGCTATGTGTCACCCACGGAAGACCGACTGAGCAATCAAGGCAAAAGCTATATACTGCCCTTCTTTGTAAATGGCAGCACCAATGATCCGTCAATGTTTTTCATGGTTCTGTGTAGCGGCAACAAATATGTGTACTTGGACACGATTACGATTCGCGCGGGCGAGTATAAATATACCTACACGATTGATTGGACGGATGTGGATCGTGGCTATGATGGAAAGCAGTACTGGGAACTGACATCTTTTATGGGCGATGATGAAGATATCCAGTGGTTTAAGAATATTTTGAGCGCTGATGAAATCATTATCCGATACAGCGGCGATGGTGGCAGCATCGACCACACAGTCACCCCCGAAGAGCGTCAGGCAATTACGGATGTCTTGAACGCATATGATCTGTTCAAGGCAGCAAGCCCGACTGTGCGCGCAAAGGCTTTGAATAACTGATGTGAACTAAACAAAAAAGCCCCCGGTGCTGCGAACACCGAGGGCGCAGAAGGAGAAAATACGGGATGACAAAAGATACCGAAAAGGTCTTGCTGAAACTTTATCGTGCATACACGGAGCGCCGCAAAACCTTGCCGAAGTCTCAGGCAAAATACTTTGCATCAGAAGATGTGTCGGCTGCATTGCCGGGGATTCCGTGGGATGACGTGAGAGAGGCGCTTGCGGAACTGCGTGATGATGGCTATATCGACCTTTACATGATGGGTGCCTGCGATCTGTTTCCGAAGGCTATCGAGTACGGCGAAACGGCTGTCGAACGCGGCATTGACAAGGCGCTGGATGTGTGGAGTAAACTCCATTAACCGAGTTTCAGTTTGTCCACCGAAATGTTCAGCGTCATATCTGCGAGGGGATGGCCCGCATCGCACTGGATGGAGAAGCCTTTGACGCGATGGACTTCAACACCGTTCAACTTCATTTTGAAGTCTTTTTCGTCAAGATAAAGTTCGACGGCATTCTGACGCTCTGACATGATAGCACCTTTCTTTCTGTGTATGAATGAAAAGATTCGTTCACGTTCATTATACATCAAAATTATGCTAAAGTATAGCATAATTTTGATTTGCACAAACAAATAAAAAAACCTCCCCCGGTGTTACCAGCACCGAAGGAGGTTTCCGAACCGCTTGCCCGAAGGCGTCACGGCTCTGTACAGTAGATTTTGGCGAACCTCTGCACAGACTATGATACCACCTCCGGGCAGGCTTGTCAAAGTGTACCCTTGTGTATGGAGGCGGATTTTATGAAAAAACGGGTCAACACGGCATTTTGGGTGGAGAAGGAAAAACGCTGGTGTATCGCGGTGCAGAAGAACGGCACCCGCAAACGGTTTTACAGCAGCACGCCTGGCCGCACCGGCCAGCGGGAAGCCAACGCAAAGGCCGATGCCTGGCTTGACGATAGCATCCGGGACGGCAAGAAGAAGGTAGCTGCCCTCTATGCCCAGTGGGTAGAAGAACTGAAGCTCACCTGCGGCACATCCTATGTTGAGCAGTGCAAGAAATACGGAGATTACTATATTCTGCCTGTCTGTGGGGACATCCGCATTGACGAGCTGACCGAAGGCGATCTGCAAAAAGCCATCAATATGTCTTTCAAAAAGCGATGCCTTAAAAAGGAGCGTCAGCGTAGGTCAAGCGACAAGCCTTTGAGCCGCAAGACCCTTATGACGATCCGCTCAACGGAGATCAGCTTTTTGAAATGGTGCCGCCGGAACAGGTACAGTACGATGTTCCCTGAGCTGTCTATCCCGAAGAATGCCCGCATGGGGAAGAAAAAGATTTTACAGCCGACCGCTTTGAAAGTCCTGTTTGATGTGGACACCCGCCTTTACTATGGCAAGCTGGTCTTTGACGAGTATATCTATGCCTACCGGTTTGCAGTTGCTACAGGTGTACGCCCCGGTGAACTTGTGGGGCTCTGGTATGGTGACGTCAAAGGGAACACGGTCAATCTGCGCCGCAGCATCAACCGGTTGGATGAGGAAACCACCGGCAAGAACGAAAACGCCATTCGCTCATTTGATATGGGCGAGGAAGCCCATGAGGCCTACGAAGCGCAGGTGGCCTTGCTGAAGGCTTCCGATATCCCGCTGAACTATACCACCCCTTTGTTCCAGATCCCGAACCAGAGGGCTTTATTCAAGCGCTGGAAGAAGTACCAGCGTGACAATGGCATTGAGCCTCAGGTCACGCTGTATGAGATGCGACACACTTTCGTCAGCATTGAATCAGGCGTATTGACCGACAGCCAGCTGAAGATGCTGGTCGGTCACAGCAAGAACATGGACACTGCCGGAGTGTATCGGCACGAGCTTGACGGTCAGAGGGAAGATCTTGCTGCCGCTACCACCGCGGCATTCAAAAAGGCACAGGCCTGACTCTGGTAACAGTTTCGGTAACACTCTTTTTTGTAAACGTAGCAAAATACATGGGTTACAAACCAACCCCACTACATTTTTAGCAAGTGTTTAGGCGCGTTGCAGATATGTTTTTGACGTCACTCAATCATTTTTTATTGTTCGACCCCCACTACCCGCATAAGAGAAAAAGCGCGATGAGTTCTCAGAATTCATCGCGCTTTCTTTTATATAATAAATAGTGTTGTTCGAGGTCTGCTCCCTCGCACAAAAAGAAACCGGTACAAAATGAGTACACCCCTGATAGACATTCCTATTGATTGGGACCCGCAGGCTAAGCAACAGCAACGGGTTGCGTTAGCTGATTTTTCCGCAGCCCCTTGGCAGGGCTTTGAAAAATCAGAACGCGGCCCCAACAACTCCTCCCTGTTTCAGCCGCTGGCTGCGGTCG